TCGTCAACTGTTGACTTCAACACGACACAGGCGCAAGGTAACGCTGAATGGATTGTTAACACTTTTTCTGATCCGACAGATTTACGCTTTGAAATAAGGTTTTCTGATCGAACACAAAATGACACGGCTTACACATTGTTTATGATTTTGCGTGATGAAATCTTATTTAATTTGGCGTACCGTGTACCGGGTGCTGGGTCTGACACGACTGAATTAGTTGCTTTAGAGGGTTACAGTGTGAACATGACTCCCGAGCAAACCGAATGGGTTTTGTATTTGTCGCCAGCGACTTATTACCAGTTTTTTATTCTTGACAACACTTTTTTAGGTATTTTGGATACCAGCCGTTTGGGCTGGTGAAGGAGAAACATTATGGCTACACAGTGGACAGCAGGGACGACTAGCGGGCAGGTGTTAACTGCGGCGACGCTTAACACCATTGGGGCGCCGTCTGTATTTTTTACGCCAACATGGACTTCAACAGGCACACAGCCCAATATCGGCAACGGTTCAGTTCAGGGCTCGTATTTCCAATTTCAAAAGTTTATTGTTGGTGAAATACAAATAGTAATTGGATCTACAACCACATTTGGAACAGGTACATATTTGGTCAGTTTGCCATTGCCTGCCAATTCGACTTGGTGTTCAGGTTTCGGCATGGTTTTAGACGCTTCGGCTGGATACATCAATTATTCGGGTGTAGCAATTGGAACAGGTAACAATCTTGAATTTCGTTTTGGTAATGCTTTAGGTATTTGGTCACCAACTGTTCCAATAACTTTGGCGAACCTTGACCAAGTACGCATTAAATTCTTTTATGAAAGGACATAATGAACCACGACCTAACTTCCACACTTGACCCCGACGAAGTACCAGCCGAATGGTGGCACGAGCGTATGCGCAACCATCGTGACCGCCTACTTAAAGAGTCTGACTGGACACAAGTCGCCGACTCACCAGTAGACCGTGAAGCATGGGCGACATACCGTCAAGCCCTACGAGACTTCCCAGCCACATGGACCGCAGGCCCTGAAGCAAATTTCCCTGATACACCATGAAAACGCTAGCCGTAGTCGCAGGACTAGCCATCGCCTTAGTTGTTTGGATATGGGCATGACATTTAACCCATCAAAAGCCCTCATCGCATTAGTCGGCTTAATCTGCATGACCGTACTAATCGCAGTCGGCGCAATAGACCAAGACCAAGGCTTACCAATCATCACCATGATCGTCGGCTACTCAGTCGGCAACGGCATGGCCGCACTAACCAACAAACCAGTCGAGCCGATCATCCGCAAAAAGGACCCCAAATGATTTCTACCGTCACCAGCGTCACCGATACACGCATCAAAATCGTTTCTAAAGCAGTCAACGCAACACGAAACGTAAATGTTCGGGCAACCAGCAACGACGTCTATATCGGCGGAGCAGACGTCACCAGCGCAAACGGGCTACCACTACGCCAACACGACGCCATCACCGTCATCATCCCACCAAACGAAGAGCTCTGGGCGATCACCTCATCAGGGACGCACACCATCGCAACCCTCACCAACTTTGTGAGTCTCGCATAATGGCCGCCAAAAAGAAAACACCCGCAGCTGCTAACGCAACGCTGTACCCGGTACTGCCCGTCATTAAACCGACCGACCTCACAGGTCAACAGAACGGTTACTTGACCGCCAACATTCTGCGCACCATACAGAAACCGTCAGGGCAATTAGAACAGCACGCCGCGACCGCATGGAACTGTTTACAACTCGCCGCATACTTCAACGGACTCACACTCAATCAGGTTGGCGCATACCGCACCTACAACCAGCAGTTAGCCATGTTTAATGATCGTTACTCAATCAAGGACTACGGACGCAAACCACAAGTGATCCGCATATGGCAGGGACGCAAATACTATTTGAAGCCGGGTAAGTCACCGAGTGCGACACCGGGCAACTCGGACCATGGCCTCGGACTGGCGATTGACGCGGCGAACTGTTACGAAGGCTCAGCCCTGCTGGCATGGCTTTTGGGCGACGGGTTCGCAACATCCCAAGCCCTGCTCTACGGCTTCACTTGGGCGGTCGCAGACCCCAAGAACCCGAACTTTGAACCGTGGCACCTGCAATACGTCACGGGCGACACTTGGACTCCAGCGGTCCTAGAAGCCCTGAAAGTGTTTCCCGCTTTAGAAGCATGACTTGACAATCGGTCTGGAAGTCGGTCTAATGACTGACAACCAAGTGCGTCCCGTAATAGCGGGACCCCGACCGCAGGAGGAAGCAATGCAACCATCCCTTTTTGACGTTCTCGAAGTTCCAGCCGAGAAACTCAAATACGAAGCCTTCAAAGAGGCAAACCCGTGGGTTATAGAACGACTCACCAAAATGTGTTACGCCTTATACAACAACGGCCATAACCATTACGGCATCGGCGCACTCGTAGAAGTTTTACGGTTTCAGCACTCAACCACTTATGACCCAAACAGTGAGTTCAAATTTAACAACAACTATCGCGCCTATTTGGCCCGCGAAATTATGCAGAACAACCCAATGCTGGACGGATTCTTCAGCACCCGCAAATCAGCTGCGGACCTATCAGAGGACTACTAAATGAACCTTAAACGACTAGCACTTTTAGCATTTGGCACTTATGGACTGTGCGCCCTTTGGGCGATCACTGGCGTGGAATCCACCACAGTGACCCTTCAGGCTCCGTCTGTGCCCTCCACGGTCACGCTCGGGATGTTGACACCCGAACAATTACAGGACCGCGCAGAGGAACTCACAGCAACAACAACTTCTACGACGGCCAGCACGACCAGCACGACTACTCAGCCCGTGACAACCCTTGCGCCGTTCCACCCGGACACCAAATGTCAAGAATGGTTCCAGACTGCGATCACGGTCGGCTGGCCTAACAACACTGAAACACTCGAGAAACTAGGTCGCCTGCTTTGGAAGGAAACAAGGTGCCTCAATGTCAGCCACACTCACCCATCGTTCAACGGACACGACCACGGCGTTGCGCAAATCAACCAAATCCATCGCGCCTATGTTGAACAACTCTTCTCAGGCCCAATGGAAGAATCCATGGCCGACCCGACCCTAAACCTGCGTTTCGCTTACCTGCTCTACTCAGAACTGGAAGCAAAAGGCAGATGCGGATGGAAACCATGGTCCTTGTGCTAAGTCACTGGAGAGATCACGCAGCTTGTCGAGGTATGCCCATTGACTTGTTCATTCACAGGCTCGGCGAAAAACAGATCGTCAAAAGAATTAAGGAAGCAAAGACAGTTTGTGCAGGTTGCCCGGTACGACCTGAATGTCTTAACGAAGCAATGCAATATTTAGCCAATCAGGAAGAATGTGCAGGTATTTGGGGCGGTTTAACATTGAACGAACGCAAAGAGTTGATCTTTGCCACATCGCTGGTCTATCGTGACGGCAAATACCGACAAATTAGGGAGCCCCGACCGTGATGACTCAAATTCAAGAAATGACCGCAATGATCGCTAAAGCCGACATTGCGATGAAGGCAGCGACTTGGGAGATTGAACGCCTCAGGGATGACGTAGCGATGTTGAGGAAGGCGCTTACCGAGTTGGCTTATGTTGCTGAGGAGAACGGCGTCTATTTGTCTAATCTGACCAAAAGTACGCAGGATGTCATCGTGGCGATGCGTCTGGGCGGGTTCAAGTGAAGTGCGAAATCTGCGACGCCGAGTTCCGTACTGGCGATATCCGTATGCGTAACGAGTTGCGTGGTATCTGCTTAGCGTGTGCTGAGGAGGGCGGTTTTGTCGGTATGACACTGGAAGAAACAGCCCGATGCGTAGCAATGATTCGAGTCATCAATCAATTGAAAACCCAAACGCCTAAACAGGCCCGACACTTAAAGGACATGGAATCATGAGTTTCAACCCAGCCGACTATGCCGAAGTAGCAGAACGGTTACCACTGTTTTGGAAAGACTGCGCACGCGGACGCATCATCACCGACATTGTCGTGGACGACGGACAACGCATCGTTATGCGCGCCGACCTTTACGCCGACATAGGCGACACAGTCCCGACCACCACAGGATTCGCCGAAGAGATCCGTGGCTCAAGCATGGTCAACAAAACCAGTGCCCTAGAAAACTGTGAAACCAGTGCAATCGGACGCGCCCTTGCCAATTACCAGTACCAAGGCTCCAAGAAACGCGCGTCACTGGAGGAAATGGTCAAGGTGTACCGCCAAGGCGAACAACCACAAACCACCACTAACGCAGCTCCTGAACGAACCCAGTCGCTCGGGTCGTCCAGCGAACCGCCGACAGCCAAACAGATGACCATGCTTCGAGCCAAAAACTATGAAGGGCAAGCACCAACCACTAAGCGTGAAGCATCCGAAATCATAGACAGGCTGATGAACGGTGGATGACCCGTCCGAAGCAGAGTTTCAGAAAGCGGTCATCACTTTGGCTAAGTTGCATCGCTGGAAAGTTATGCACACCCAGCCCGCACAGATTCGCCCGGGTAGGTGGATCACGCCCAACACTGGCGACCAAGGCTTTCCCGATCTAGTCATGGTTTCTACTTGTGGACGCGGCACGATCTTTGTTGAACTCAAAGCACCCAAAGGCGTGGTCTCAAATACGCAGTGGGAGTGGATAAACGCATTAGAGGACGCAGGCGAAGAGGTCCACGTCTGGCGGCCCAAAGACCTAGACAAGATCAGCGCACGTTTAGCAGGGGGACCTAATGCCCAGTAACGATAAGAACATTTACAAGAACTATTCACCGGCACAGATGGAAGAACTTAGGGCTATGTGGCGCGAGAAGTCACGCGCTCGAATGGCTTCATGGTCTGACGAACAGAGACGGTTGCACAATAAACGCTGTTTGGAACGAAGTAAACTCAATTACCAACCATCAAACCGATATCGGGACATTAGTAAGCAAGCCAAATATGAGATGGTCGTACGAGCCAAATTTGATGCTAGTCAGTGCGTTGATTGTTTGATGCTGGTTGAACCGTGGAACCATGTGATGTTTGCTTGGGATCATCAACCCGAATTTGTCAAACTATTCAACCTTTCTAAAGCTGTTAAATACAGCAGTCAACAGATTGTTGAAGAGTTGGCTAAATGCGTGCTGGTTTGCCATAACTGTCACGCAATGCGTACTCATGTGTTTAAGGATCATCGCAAGAAAAGCGATCGGATAGTTAGCACTCAACTGACCCTCATTGATTTGATGGGCTAAGCGCGTCTAGCCTCCCTTCACAACTGACACAATCAGAGCGCATAGAGGCGTTCACTAGCCCTTGCAGGAATCTGACCCCTGCTCTGGGAACACTCGGGAACGAGGGTAGACGGTCACGCCTTAGCGACCGATCAGCGTTCAAACGTACATTGCGAATGGTTGTCCACCGAACAAAACTAGACAGGCTCCCATGGGCTACTTGCCCTAAATAGTGGGGGACACAAACCTTACGCGTAACCCATGACAAACGAGGACAACCGAGCGAGTGCCCTTCTCGCTTGGGCGTCAGTATCTCTTGACCTATGCTCTTGACATGAGTGGAAACCCGATCTATGGAACCAAACGATGGAAAGAACTAAGGG